TCAGGTTGGCTGCCCCGTTTGCAAGGTCATCAAATTGAAACGGCGTCTTGGCCGCAAACTTGTCGATATCTGACAACATTGACTTCGCTTGTGATGCGTTGCCCATCATGGTTGCAAAACGAACTTTGGTCGTCTGCATGTCGGCAGCCAGCTTTCCAACCCAACCGATTGAAATGCCGCCGCCAAGCATTGCCATGCCGCTGGCAATCGTACTCTTAAACGAAGAAAAGGCGCGTTTGCCCTTTTTCAAACCGGCTTCAAGACCGCCAGTCCTGGCAACCACGTTGACGGCAAGTTCTGAAATTACTGCCATGCTATTTATTCCCGTACATCCGCGCGAACATCTTTGCAGCGTCTTCCGGTTTCATCATGTCGCCCTGTCTCGGCTTGCGGTTGGCTTGCAAGATCGGCATGAAATCCTCGGGTTGCCTGCAATCTTTGTCTTTCGTCACGTTCACATTGTTTATCATTGCCGCAACGACTCCGGTTTGCCGCCAGGAATCCGCAGCAGGTCCGACGATCAGAAAGAACGCTTCCCATTCGTCCATTTCCTCGGGCGTCAGTTTGTCCAACATGGCGTCAACGTCGACGTGTCCCGTTGCCAGGGCAAGCCGCATCGCCGTCATGCGACGTTGACGCTTTCGGAGTTTTTTACAATCTGCTCGATGTCTTCTTCGCCAAACCCGCAATGGGTTTGACACTCGTTGTAAATCTTGGCAGCAACAATTGCATCAAGTTGGCTTAGTGCTGACACGTCGCCCGCTTCAAGCAATCGGTTGTTGTCATCATCAACAAGGCAAAGAACCATTAACCGCCGGGCTGCATCGGTCAACCGTTCACGGCTTACGCCGCGCCCGGTCTTCGTCAACAATGCGGTTTCATATTCAGACTTTTCGCGCTCGGTTAATGATTGAATCCTGAACGTCAAATCGAGTTCGGGAATATCAATCGTTTTGAACCGTCGCTTGGTCAGTCCTAATAGTTCATTCCTCGTCGTCAGGTTCGTCGCTTTCTTCGTCTTCGTCGTCGTCATTTATATCCACTCCGGTTTCGAGGTATTCTTCCATCCTTTCAATTTGGCTTGGCGAAGGCGGTGCCGTTACCTTCGTTATGCCGCCGACTTCCTTTTCAACAAACGTGGCAACCTCGGCCCTTTCGTCGTCGTTCATCCAATAGGTAAGCGTGACGGGAAAGCCGGGTTCGGCGTGGCAATAGCCGACGACCTTGCCGTTGGCTTTCACGGCTCGCATGTGCGGAACTGCTGGCACACGTTCGCCGTTTTCATCCACTGTGGTTGCAGGGTGGTCGATCAATTCGAGTTTCATTGTTTACTAACTCCAGGTTGGCGCGGTAAGTCCGTCCCATTTAACAGTGAAAGAAAATGCCATCACGTCGTCAAGACTGGCCTCGGGCGTTCCGGCTTCCAAGATAAACCCGGTGCCGGTCAACGTCGTGTCAGTGTCAAAGACGTCAGGAAAGGTAATTGTGATCGTTTCGCTGACGCCTGAAATGTCGGCTAAGTCAGCCGTGCCGTCGAAGATACATTCAACTTCGAATTGCCCCGGATCGTACGCGCCGCCAGGGGCGAACGTTCGAACAAGGCTATGTTTTCCGCTGGCAAATGCTTGGTTTATCTTGGTCGTGTCGAGGGCTTCTCGGCTCATCGTTGTGCCTCCAATGCGGCGAATGGAACCCGTCCAACCGGATGTGCCAAATGTGACCGTCGTTGAACCGCCTGACCCTGCTAGAAAAGCCATTTTTTTTCTCCCTATTTTCTAAAAAGATGGAATCGTTTCGTTGTGTAAAATTTCCCACTCCATCATTACACGATAGGAAGGAACATCGCTTGCGTCGGTCGGTGCATCGAACATCTCCCGTTTATTGTCAAGCAATGCGTGGCCTATCGTGCTGTCTCCTGCTGTCCCGGTGTAGCCGTGCAAAACCAACCGGACCTGTTCGGCGAGGTCGTTCGCCTGGATGTGTGTTTCTGCGTAGCAATCCAACTGAATGACCGCACGCACGGCACCACTCGCGCCGGTAATCTTGTGTTCGCTTGTGCTGCCGATGACGCTGAAAATAATAGCTGGTAGGCTTTCGCCCTGCGGCAACATGCGAGGAAACATCCGTGTACCAATTAAATCGGTCACGGTGCTTTTCGTTTGCAAATAGGTTCGCAGGTCTTTGCCGATGTCGCTCATGAATTCCGCACCTCACGCGCTGACGCTGCCAGTGCTTTCTTCACAACTGCCGCCCATGCCGTGACCGCTTGCGGTCTTGCCAGGAGTGCAGCGTGCCGCAGGAAAGATTGTTGCGGCTGGTGCTTGGTTCCGAATTCGATCATGCCGCCATAGTAGGTCTTTCCCAGAAAAGCACCCTTCTCGCCAGTTTGGACCGACGCGCCTGCGAAACCCTTGTACCGTTTTGTTTTTTTGATTGCTCGAACCTTGATTGACGCTTCAAGTGTGCCGGTGTCATTTGGCACGATTTGCTTGGCCTTGGCTGCCACAATCTTCGCAGCTGCGCGTCCTGCTGGACCAGAGATTTTATTGGCAACCTTCCGTGGCAACATTTGAAGTTTTGTATACAGTTTTTTTAACTCTGGCCCGTCAATGATTGCCATGATGTCAACGCCGCCGCTTCTACCGCTGCCGGATGACTTGCGCCTGCCGCCGCCAAAGCCGCCGCCGCCGCCGAACTTCATGTCAGGGTTGCTACCGAATCCCATTAGGTCAGCACCTCCGAACAATTCAGCTTGATGTGCGTGCGGTCGTCCGTGACTTGAACCTGTCCGACGTTCATCGTGCGAGTTCGCTTTGCTGTTTCACGGTAAACGATGCGGTCCTGCGTACTTGGAAAACGACCCTGGCGAGGGTACGCAATCCAGACGTCTGTTCCTGCAATCGCTTCGGTTTGGTCTTTGCTGCTTTCCTTGCTGCCAAGGTCCGACACCAATGCAAAGCAGTCACGGTAGGTAACCCATGAATTGACGCGCTGGCCTGCTGCGTCCTGCGTTGCGTTTTCATGTTGCAAGGCAACACGGTGTCGAAGTTTCTTTCGGGTCAAGGGTATTGCCCCCAGTGCAAGCCGCCAATCAGCGAATCGTATGAAAGCGGCAGGTTGCCGCTAATCGTTCCGACCAATACCGGCGAAGAATTGTCAAACCAATGTCGCACCAGCAGCAACACCGCCTGTTTTGCTGTTTCAGGAACAGCGGTTGACGCCTGCCCTGCAACGTAGGTAATCACAACGTCATTGTGATAGCCGCGCACGCTCGGCCATGTTTCGTTATAACCAAGCACAATCAACGGGGGGTTGTGGCTGGCATCTAGTGAATACAGCGACGACGAAAACGTTGTTGTACTGCCGCCGTCGTTTACGTATTGAACCGACGAAACCGATGCGACCGGTGTGCGTGGCAACTCGATGGCAATTTCAGCCGGGAACGTCGCCATTTTCAGAACCCTGGTCTGCGTAATCAATGCGCGGCGTGTGTCCTTTTCGACCTTTCGCCGGGCTGCCTTGATTAGGTGTTGCAGTTGTTCGTCAAAATAGTTGTCGTCCAGGTCGCATTGCCTACGGGCTTCCGCAATGGTCACGGGTTCGCTTGTAGGTTCAACGCTGACCGAATCACTTTGCTTGAGAATCGGCATTTGCAACCTTCTTTTTTGTCGTGGTTCGCTTTCGCTTTGGCCTTGCCGCTGGTTGACAGAAGGCGCGATGAATTAGCAATTCAGCAACACCCTTGTCAACATCAGCGGTTTGGCCTGTACGAAATGCTCGCCAGTCCTGCGAGAACTTAACCAGCATTAAAAATCTCCCTAGCTTGCAGCCGTGAACATTCCAACGTACCCGTCAGCATTCGACCCGTCGCCGCCTGCGTGTACGTTGATGTCGTAGCGTGCGGAACCACGCGCGGTGGTTACGTCTTCGTTGAAGGCGTAATCGCCACTGAAAGCCACGTCGACGCCTTCACGGTCGCCAATTACGACGGCACCATTGAAGTCGCCAAACAACGCAGCACATTTGTCGGCTGCGTTTGCTGGCATCTGGTCGCTAAAGTCGACCGGGTAGCCAAGCAACTGCGCGCCGCTTCCACCAGCCACGTCGGCCACCGTGTTGCCGCCTGCGGCATACATCAGTTTTTGAACGATCTGACTGAAGAACGAACGACTCATTAACCAGCTTGCACCCGGCACGTATTTCTCGGGAAGTGTGCCGACCAAGGAATGCAGGTCGCTAAGTGCTACGCTTGACCAACCCGTTTCGCCACTGTCAAGAGTGTGCTTGCCAGCCGCGCCAAGTGCGGAGATCAAACCAGTCTCGGAACCATACGTCGAGGAACCGTCGCCGTTCACGAGTTCGTTGTCTTCCTGAACGCCAAGAGCCCGACCGATTTCAAGTGCAATATCGTCGGCGACGTTGATGACGGCGTCGTTGATAAGTTCGTTTGAAATCTTGGTCAGCGTGCTACGCTTGACCGGAGCCAGGGCGATGGTTGCCCAAACCTTGTCCGAAAGCGTGATTGCACTGGCTTCGCCAGGATAATAAACAGTCAGACCGCTTGAACGCTTTGGAATGTTCAAGGCGTCGCTTGTCATCGGAATAACTCGGCAAACCTTGCGGCTTACGCCGTAGAGTTCACGCACGTCTACGATGGCATTTGAAAGCGGAGAGGGCGTCAGGTAACCACCTGCCGAATCGGTGCCTTCTGTGGCTGCATTGCGGATGAAAAGACCATTATCGTTGCAGTATTGGACCGCATCGGCAGAACCGAAGACGTTGGCCTTGATCCATTGACCGCTTTCGTAGGCACGCTGTTCGGCGTCTGGACCTTTGAAAGCCTTAAGATTGCGACGGGCGCGAGGCTTGGCGTGTACCTTGGGCGTTTCATCGCCTACGGTCGGACCATTCACGTCGACATTTCGCACGGCACGAGCGGCAGCAATTCGCTGTTTCTCGGCTTCCAGGCGAATCATGCGGTCCTCGTCAGCCCGCAAACCGGTGGCCTTGTCGCTGCCGTCAGCAGCTTGCCCAACCGTGTCGAAGATAGAATCAACACGATTCTTTTCGTCGTCGGTTAAATCTCGGTCTTCCTCGATTGCCAAGTTGACGATTGCTTGCGCTTCGTCTTGCAGTTCGGCAATCTTTTCTCGTACGTCGTTCAGTGCCAAATAGTTCTTTGTTTTCATCGTGTGTTCCTTGTATGAGGCAACGCACGAAAAAACGGCGTCGCCTTGCTGAGTAAACGAAAATCGCTCCCTCGCAACGCGCGCCGATAACTATGGACGCATGATTGCAAATTGTCGCAGCGGTCACAACCAACGGGCTGCCCTGCTGCAACACCTATTTATTCTCCAGAAACTTTCGCCCGTGTCAACGACTTTTCAGGCGTCGCAGGTGTACCGCTGCCCGGTTGCGCCGGTGTGGTGCTAGTTTCTTCTGCTGTTCCTGGCCGACTGGCTGTTGTGCTGCAACCAGTTCGTCAGGTGCGTGATTGTAGCTGAAGGCCTTGATGCTGGCCGCAGCCACTTGTGACGGGCTAATGATGGTATCGGCGAAACCCATTTCGACGGCTTCCTTGGCATTGAACCACGTTTCTTCATCCATCAACGCGCCAATCGTGTCACGGCTTAAACCGGTTCGGGTTTCGTATACCGTGACCAGGGTGTCCCGCACCTTGTCCAGCACGTTCGCCGTTTCGCGCAGTTCCTTGGCAGTACCGCCGCCCCATGTCCACGGGTTGTGGATCATCAACAAAGCGTTCTCGGCCATGATTATTTCATCGCCTGCCATCGCAATGACTGACGCTATGCTTGCCGCCAGGCTGTCAACGAAGACTCTGACCGGGTTGCCCGTCTTGACCTTGTACTGGTTTAGCAGCGAATAGATTGCCTGACCTTCAAACACTTCGCCGCCGCCGCTGTTGATTCGCAGGTCGATGCCGTCAGGCGATTCGTCGATAGCTGCCCGGATGAAAGACGCATCAACATCAATTCCAACCTCGCCGTACAGGTAAACGTTTGAAAGTTCAGACATTTTGATTCTCCTTGAAAAGTTCGTCGGCGATTTCAGCCGCGCGGTTCGTCCATGTTTCTAATTCTCGCTGGATGTTGTCGGCCAGCGTGTCGGGAAAACTTGCACCAGCAATGGAAAGAAGTCGGTTCTGCGATTGCTCAACGTGTGCCTCGGCCAACTTGTCGGCGGTCCAGTTGTTTGCCGGTTCGCTGACCTGCTGGCAAACAGCAATACAGGGTCGCAAGGCGTTCGCCAGGGTCGAAACGAAATTGCCGTAGAAGTTATCGGACCAGTCAAGGAAGTTCGGCGCGGTTGTGGTCGCCCGTTTCACTCGCTGGATTTCAACCTGCATCATGTGGCGCAAGCGGTCAACAATCAACTCCCGGTGTGCTGCAACGTCAACGGGACTGCTGGCCGGTTCGGCTTCCGGTGCTGCTGGTTCTTCTTCGACGCCGCGCGTGTTGGGATTGCGGAACGTGTCGCCATCTTCGTCGGTCCTGGCTGGCATGTTCTCCAGGCGTCGCACCTCGTT